AGGACTTGTTAGATAATGGTAGCAGATGTAAAAATTAAATTTAATACTATTGAAGTAAGAGAATTTATAAACACTTTACCAAGAGCCTTAAAAAAACAAATACCAATGGCATTAGCAAAATCTTCACTTTTTGCTGTAAAACAAATAACTGATAAGACTCAAAAAGGTCAGTTACCTGATGGTGGAAGATTAAGACCATATAAAAAATCAACTAGAAAATCTAGGACAAAAAAAGGGAGACAAGTTGGTCATGTAGATTTGACCGATACAGGTAGAATGTTTAGATCGCTAACAACAAAAGTTTCTAGGTCAAAAGGAACATTATTTTTTAGAAGAAATGAAGAAAATAAAAAGGCATTTTTTCATGATACAGGAACAAGGTTTATGCAAAGGAGACCATTTTTTGCTATTGGACGAAGAGATGAAGATAAGATAAGAGATATATTCTTTAAGGCTATAAAATTATGAGTAAACGAGAAGATATTGCTGGAGATATTATTACTAAGCTAGATGCAGTATCTAGTCCTATTGAGTTTAAATTAATAAAAAGAGAACCATTTGAACCTGAAGAGTTATCTCAGGCTCAGTTTCCAGCCGCATATATACAAACAGGGGACGAAACTAGAGAGATGTTATCTCTTGGAGATGTTGGAACAGGTAAAAGACAAGGAACAATAGACTTTTTGATAGTGGGTTTTGTCAAAGGAACTGACACAAATATTGATACATTACGTAATCAACTTATAGAAGTTGTAGAAGAAACTTTAGATAATGACATTACAAGAAATGGTAATGCTTTACATACTCAGATTGTTGAGGCTAGTTCTGATGAGGGTATATTATTTCCTTATGGTGGAGTGAGAATTGTGGTAAGAGTTTTATATGAATTTGTTAGGGGGACTTCATAATGGCTAAAAGAATAAAAATATACTCTCCTGATGGAGAGAACGAAGTAGAAATATTTGAAGATCAATTAGATAAATTTCTTGCAAAAGGTTTTAAGAAAGATAAAAAAGAAGATAGACCTCTTCCGAAAAATGATTTAGAAGAAGAGGAAACAAACATAATAGAGGAGTAAAATTATGGCAACTCAAGTAGGTACAAGTGGGGTTGTAAAATCTGGTGGTAATGCGATAGGCGAAATCACAGCATTTACGCTTAATCAAACTGCGGACACAGTAGAAGATACAGCTTTAACTGACTCAAATAAATCCTATAAAGTGTTAAGAGGAGACGCAACCGCAACTGTAGAATGTCATTTTGATAATGATGATACTGCTCAAGAACTTCTTGTAGTGGGTAATACAGCAACTTTAGAATTATTTCCTGAGGGTGCTGATAGTTCAGATGAATATTTCGTAGGCACAGCTATTGTAACAGGTAATGATGTTTCAGTTACTATGGACGGAATTACTAGCAGAACTTTCTCTTTCCAATTTACAGGTGGAGTAAGCACAGCAACAGTATAATAATTTGTGGTAGATAAAGTAGATTTTTTTGAGGGAGTCAAATCTCATTTTGAGTCTCTTGAAGTAAAAATAATTGAAGTTCCTGAGTGGGGTCTTGAGGGCGATAAAGCCATGTATGTGAGACCCTTTACCATGAACGAAAAAGCAAAGTTATTTAAAGGTGCTAACGACTCAGATTTAGGTGTATTGGTTGATGTTATTATACAAAAAGCAGAAACCAAAAGTGGAGATAAAATGTTTGACTTATCTCATAAGCCTAAATTTAAAATGAAAGCTGATACTGATGTTATCTCAAGGGTTGCTACTGAGATAATGTCTCAAGACAATATTTCTGACATTAAAAAAAAATAATTTCTAACCCTGAACTTCATAATGTTCTTGCTCTAGGGGAGAGACTTCATATGTCCGTAAGAGACATATTGCAAATGCCCGTTTCAGAGTTTAATATGTGGTTAGCATATTTTCAGATACAAAATGAAAAAGCTGAACAAGAGCAAAGAATGAACAAAAGATAATGGCTACAAAAAAAGTAAATATTGATATTATTGCTAAGGATAAATCCAAAAGAGCCTTAAATACTGTAAAGGGAAACCTAGATAAATTAAAATCCTCTATATTCAATGTAAGAAATGCTTTTGTAGGACTTGGTGCTGGTTTAGTTATAAGAAACTTAGTTAATACAGGAAAAGAGTTAGAAAATTTAGAAACAAGATTTAGATTTTTACTTAAAAATGCTGAAGAGGGTGCGAAAGCATTTGAAAATTTAAATAAATTTGCATCAAAAGTTCCTTTTTCTTTGGAAGAAATACAAGCTGGTTCAGGAATATTAGCAACTGTAACTGATAATGCTGATGATCTTCAAAATATGTTGGAGATTACAGGAAATGTAGCGGCAACTACAGGTTTAGATTTTAGAACTGCGGCTGAACAAATTCAACGATCTTTTAGTGCTGGTATCGGTGCGGCTGATTTATTTAGAGAAAAAGGCGTAAGAAATATGCTTGGCTTCAAAGCTGGTGCCACAGTATCTATAGAGGAAACAGTAGAAGCATTTCAAAATGTTTTTGGTTCAGGTGGAGAGTTTGGAAAAGCAACTGATGAATTAGCTGGAACTCTTGAGGGTACTCTCTCAATGATTGGAGACAAATTTTTTAATTTTAAAAGGGTCATTTTACAAGCTGGATTTTTTCCTGAGCTAAAAAAACAATTTAAAGATTTAGATACTTTCTTAGGAGAAAATACTAAAGGTTTAGATGAGTTTGCAGAAAAAATAGGAAGAGGTTTAGCTATTGCTGTAAAATCTACAGCAGAGGCATTTAAATTTATTAAAGACAATGCTGATGAATTGTTGTTTGTTTTAAAAGGAATTATTGCTCTAAAAGTAGCAACAGTATTTTATGGCATGGTAACAAGTATTAATGCTCTTACTTTTGCTATGACAAAATTCAATTTAGTTACAAGAAGAAATATTATTTTTGGTTCAATAACTGTTTTTGCTTCAGCAATGGGTTTTTTAATTCATAAGTTCAAAGAATTTAAAGGAGAGCTTGACGTTGGCTCAATGTCTCTAAAAGAATTAAATCAATCAATATCAGACTTAGAAAGTAAGAAAATAAATTTAATGTCAGAGAACGACAGAAACAAAGCGTCAGATATGAAAGTTATCAATGCTCAACTGTTAATTTTACAAGAAGAAAGAAATCATAAATTAAAAGAACACAACAAAGAAATGGGTAAAGCCATGCACCAAATGAGACTAAGTCTTTCAATAGGTATGAAACAAAAAACATTAGATGAAGAAATATTAATGACAGAACGTGAAAAAAAGTCAGCTTTGGTTGAAAGAAATATATTACAAGCAAGACTTGAGGATAGGCAATTTGGAATGTCTGAAAGAGACAAAAAATTAATTAAAGAAAAAATTGCTTTAAGAAAAGAAGATGAAGAACAATTACAAAAAATTATTAATACTTTAAAAAAAGAGAAAAAAATTCAAGAAGAAATAAAAGCATTACAAGAGTTTCAATCTGAATTTTTAAAATTAAAAACTTTACAGTCTCAATCTGAAGATGTGCAAGTTGGTCTTGATATTGATGAACTTGATGAAATTAAAGAAAAACTAGAACAAAACTCAGGTGCTTTAAATGGATTTAGAGAGGGAATAAAAGCATTTGCGTCAGAGGGAAAAACTGCTTTCCAAAGTTTTAAAGATGTTGGAGTTGATAGTGTAAGAAAATTACAATCAACTTTGACAGATTTTGTAATGACAGGAAAATTAAATTTTCAAAACTTAGCAAAAAGTATTACGAGAATGTTAGTAGAAGCATTAATAGGTCAAGCAATACAAGCCGCAATAGCTAAATCAGAAGCTATGTTATTGATGTCTACAATTAGAAAAGCCTTGCGAAGTGTTTATGAGGGTGCATTAAAAACTTTTTCTAGTATACCTTTTCCTTTCAATATTGCGGCTACAGGATTAGCTATCAAGTTTGGTATGGGTTTAGTAAATAAAATTAAAGGTTTTGAAAAAGGTGGTATAGCAAGAGCAAATCAACCAGCAATAGTAGGAGAAGCTGGTCCTGAATTAATTATGCCAAGAAAAGATATGCAAGTAACCCCCAATAATAAACTTGGAACTATGGGCGGTTCAGTAAATGTGAACTTTACAATTAATGCTGTAGACACTAGAGGTTTTAGATCATTACTTACAAATGAAAGAGGGACAATAGTGAATATTATAAACCAAGCAGTAACAGATAAGGGGAGACCTGTACTAGTATGAGTGGGTCATTACCTTTAACAGAATTTCAGGCAATAAATTTTAAGTCTAACCAAAGAACACTTGTCTCTCAAGCTGATGATGGAACACAGTTTACAAGACAAATTGACGGACAAAGATTTAGTTTTACTTTATCTTTTCCATTAAAAACAAGAGCAGAAATAAGTCCATTGATGGCTTTTATAATTGCACAAAGATCAAGAAAAGAAACTTTTACTATTACACTTCCAGCATACATCGGTAATGCTAAAGGAACTGTTGCTGGTAGTCCAACAGGAACAGCAAGTGCTGGTGGAACATCTATAACTTTAGGTGGAACAAGATCAGGTAGTTTGTTAGCTGGAGACTTAATAAAATTTGCAAGTCATAATAAAGTTTATATGGTTGTAGCAGATAATTCAGATATATCTTCAGGTACGTTAACTATTGAGCCACCTCTAAAATCAGCAGTATCAGGTTCAGCTATAACATTTGATAGTGTTCCAATAACAGTAAGACTAACAAGTGATATGCAAGAATTTCAAAGTGATGTATCTGATAAAGATGGAGAATTGCTTTTTAGTTATGAGATAGATGTTA